TAATTCAATCTTTTAGTGGATCTGCTGCTAACCCTGGAAATACTGGTACAAAGACATTTCTCTCTGACAACGAGAGCACTTTGGCGACTGCGTTGGGTACTGACACAGACAATGCCCTTTTCACTGTCACAAATGGACAGTGTATTGCGGCGGGCCCTCTTGTGGCCACTGAGATACCTTATAATGCTAGTACCATGCGAACAATTTCTGGATCACCTCAGGGTAACTGTATATCCTCTAGACATGCGATTTTCTGTCAGGCTAATGTGACTGCTGGTTCTGCTCTTGGTTCTGTTGCTTATCTCACAATATACATTTGGAATGATTTTTCTTTTGCAATTGGACCGTCTTCTGCAACAAATATTTGTGACTACCAGTCTAGTGTGGCTGTCACTGGTTACAATAACACTTTTCCTTCGACCTTTACGGCTTTTGGGGATAATGGTTCGATGATCGCTAGGATTCTCGAGCTTGAAGAAGCAATTAGAATGCTTCTTAATAGAGTTTAAAAGTTAACGTTATGTCTCTGGACTTTGTATTAACATCGTTTTTGGTATTGTCTTCTATTTCTGTGCTTGTTATAATATTTGCATTTGTGTTCTTTTGCTTTGATTGTTGTTTTTGGTGTAAGAATGGATGTGGAGAAGCAAACGATAGGAGAGATGATTGCGTTGAAGAAGCAGGAGGCGTTGCTTGATGAAATGAAGGCTTACACGAAGCATATTAGTAGGACTGGTAGGCTTCGTTGTTTTCTTATTTTTGTTAAATTTTTGTTAACTGTCGCTTTTCTCGCTTTATTGGTTTATTGTTTATATTTGGCGTACGTGTATTTCTTTGGTACGTCTTCTTTCTTTTCGCGAGTTTTTACGACAGTTACTTCTTTTGTTTCTTGTGTTTCAACCCCAATTGTGTGTGTTTTTCCTTATACTTCTCATGTTAACAAAACATATTATGCACCTGAGCAGGATCCAGATCCAACGTTGGTGCAATTTTTGGAAGAGTTTAATAAATGTAAGTCATTGGAGTTTGGAAGTGGCACTAAAATTTGGGCAGATCAATTTGTTCTCGAAGCATGTGGTTGCGATGTTACGCAACAAGCTTTTCAGGACATAAAGAACTGTACTTTTTCTGGTAATTTTAGTTTGATAGCCAAACACTGTATAGGTCTAGATGTACCCGATTGTAAAACGCATATTCAAGAAAAACCTCAATTTGCTTCATTACCTCGAGCATCTGCAATAAAAGTAGATGAAACCTGGAGATGTGAAAGGCGTTGGTTTGCTTGGGTTGCTTACGGTTTTCTAAAAGTTGTTTCTCTTGGACAGATTGGTGAGAATCCAACTGAGTGGGCACGTAAATGTGTCGCTAAGTATTCTTAGTATTAGTAAGATTTAGTTTTATTTAATATAATGTTTGATCTTGAAGAGCGTTTTATGCGAATTCGTGATTACGAATTTTTGATAATAGATTTATTGCTTGATCGTGAATATTATTCTGTTGTTGATCTTTTCGAGTTAGCTGAAGTTCAGTGTGAAGAAGATAAGTTTAATTTAATTTGTGCTTTAGATAGCTTGTGGACTCGTGGTATTTTACAGAGAGAAGTTTTTGAAGACAATTTGGGATTATTTAAATTGCTCTTTTAAAATGGACATTGTTGGTAAGATCTGCGCTGTATTGGAGGTTGAAAAGGACTATGTGTCAATGAATGACATATGGGCATTTGTACAAGGTAGAACACATTGCACCATGTTTGAGTTTGTCGGTGCTTTGCAACAACTCTTCACGAATGGTGTAATCATCAGAAGAATTGATGGTGGCGGTCTTGAGCATTATAAAATGGTTAAGACCTCCTTACTACCTGAGTTCGAGTGTGAGCTATGCAGGGTGAAGTGTAACAGCTACACCCAGTACGAGACTCACGTCCATGGCCACCAGCATGTAACTAACGTTCATGCCGTGCGCACTGGATCACGAGACAGGACTCAGTGGTTCTCTTGTGGCATTTGTCACAAGCGGTTGAATTCTTCTGCTCAAATAGCACTACACATGAATAAATGTTGTTCTAAGCTTGCGGACCTCCAAACACCGGGGCGCTTACCCTCATGTCTTTTGCCTGGTAGAGGAAAATTTAACCAAGCAAAAGCTGATAGGTGCAACCACGATGTTGTTGATTCACAGGATTGTCCTTGTTGGTTTGACAATGTTTAGTAACATTGTTTGTTAATTTTTAAAATATTTTGAATAGTTTGTAATTGTTTCAAAATGTCTATGGAAGTTAGAACCCTTCAGTTTGCTAGCTCAGGTGGAGTTAGTGAAACAACCCTTCCGGGCACGTGGGTGGTCGGAAATCATTACACTGGAACCATTAGGGTTCAGTGTATTCCTTATAGTAACACTGGTACTTCCTCTGGGAATATTGCAATGTTTGGTATTTTTACAATATCTGGTTTTAATAATGCGATTGAAATTCCTTTAGCTGGTGCCACTGGTCCATCTCCAATGTGGGGGTCCGACATCTGGGTGGGTTTTGATGTGTACTGTGTTAGTACGCCTGAAATCAACTACGTGTTGAACGCCAACGGTGGAGCTGGAGAATTTATCGTTAATGTAACCGTAGATAAGAATCTGTAATTGTATTTTATTGTGCTTTTGTAGGAACTTAGCCAGCCGGCGTAGGTAAAGCTGCGTGTCTAGACTGGAGGTTCATTAGGCTTATATGTTTTATTGTTGTTTATAAAATGTAAAATAACTCGGTTCTGACCGGGGCCCGTAAGGGTGGAAAAACAAAAGTCTCGCGACTATAAAGTGACTGGCCATTAGGGCCCATATCTATATGTTTTAGAATTTGGGCTTAGGCCCCTTATTTAGTGTTTATCAGCTATTTATTGTATTTTATTTCATGTATGTTATGTATAACTCGTTATTATTGGGTG